GGCCGCTAGCACCTCGGCCGTGCCTAACCCACGGCTTGATTCGACGCCCGCTAGCGGCCTGCCCAGCCCCGCACAGCTCTCACTGGATGTGCCTACCGGCTCCCCGCACTATCGGGAGGCTGCGTGATGGGGGCGATACGGCCCTTGCGTCGTGTGCGTCCCGGGATTGCACGCTCGCGGGATGAGCGCTTTGAGCTGGTGCGTGGCCCTGGGTGCTGGCAGGTGCGCTCCCTTGACACGACTGCCGCCTCGTTGTTGCTATCGGGGGGGGGTCCCGCCGGAATGCTCGCTCAGACGGGATCTCACGGAATGGCTGGAGTGGATCGTGAGTAAATCGCAAGCGCAGGCCAGGATGGCCGCGGAGCCCACCAAGGGGGAGCAGTGACGTGCGTCCGACTGCCCAGGGGAATGGTGTGACGAGATGGCGAGCAAGATCGGCCCGGACCTTGAGAGTCACCCCAAGATCAGATATGCGTGGTCTTTGCATCACGCGTCTCTCGGTCTGCATCTGCTTGGGCTCAGCTTTGCGCAGCGTACGGGGGGGTTCGTGAGCCTTGCGTTCGTCCACGAGAAGATTCCGGTGAGGCGCGAGCGGACGATGGCGCTTGCCGCTCTTACGGCGGTCGCACCGGGAGAGGAGCACCCGATGTGGTCTGCCGTGGAGGGTGGCTGGCAGATCCACAATTTTGATCGGCATGCCGAGTTTCGTACGGCTGAGCAGGCTCAGGCGATCAGTGACGCGAGGGCTGAGGCGGGTCGCAGGGGCGCGGCAAAGCGATGGGAAAACCAAGGCAAATCGCCTAGCAAGCCCAATAGCAATTTGCCAATAGCAAAAGAGGATTTGCCAGATTTTGCCATCTCGGACAAAGAAAGAAAAGCTTTAACAGCTTTGAAAGGTAGAGGAGAGCTTCTTTCTTTGTGTCATCGGCTTGCTATGGCAATTCGCCATAACGATCCAAATGCTCAGGTGGCCCCGGAAGGCAAGCGGTGGCTCGACGCTGCCCGGCTGCTGCTGGACCGGGATGGCCGCACCGTGGAGGACGTTGAACGCGTGATCGACTGGTGCCAGCAGGATGAATTCTGGCGGTCGAACGTCCTCTCGATGCCGACGCTGCGGGAAAAATTCACTCAGCTGTGGCTGAAGATGCAGGAGCGGCCAGCTACTGCGGGGGGTCGTCGGGAGTCACCATCCGAGTTGCTGCGGGCAATCGAGGAGGCGGCGTGAGCGACTGGCGGGATGTCGGCACGGTCCTCCTCGGTTCGTGGCCCTCGCAGGTCGCGAGCTGGGGCCGCGAGGCAATCGCCGCGTACGTTGCGGAGTTGCAGGCCCGCGGCATGACACCCGACCAGGCGATCGTCGTGTTTCGCTCCAGCGACGAGCGGTTCCCGCCGTCTGCGGCAGAGGCTGCGTCGGCGGCAAGACGTGACGTCGGGCGTCCGACGTGGGATGAGGCGTACATCCTGATCCGGCGGGCGATGCGGCAGCACACACCCAATGGCAGGTACGACTCGGAGCGGCAGATATTGGCGGCGCGCCACCAGCGGATGCAGGACTGGCTGGCTGGCGTGAACTCGTTCGTCGCGGGCTTCACGGCTCAGCAGACGTTCTCCCGGCTAACGCAGCTCCCGCTTGATGATCCGGAGTGGGGTGAGAAAACCAAGCGTGACCTGGAGCGCGCCTATGACCGCTACCGCGAAACCTCGGACTCACGGGAAGTCGCATTGATCGCATCGGGTCACCCCGGCGAGTTGGGGCGACTTGACCCTTTGGCCGCGCTTGAATTAGCGAAGCCTGCGCAGTTACCCGAGCGTGCAGCATGACCAACAACAACGAGGAGGGAACCATAGTGAGTACCACCACACTGCCTGCCGAGCCATTCCAACTGGCGCATGGCAGCCACGGCCCGAGCTTTGAGGGTAAAGCATGCTGGGTGGAGCTGGGAACGATCCTGGCGGGCGAACCGTTCAGCGACCAGTGCGGGTGCATGAGCCCCTATGTCCGGCGGCTGGGGATCGCGCTGAACGACCGCATGAACAATGAGGAGCGCCAACAGCTCCGGCCGTTCCTGCTACGCGCCCTCGGCACCGCGGGTGACGGCCTTGACGAAGAGCGCCGCCAGATGTGTAACGAGTACCTGTTGCACACGTACCTTCCGCGCTGCCTGGATCTCGCGGAGAAGACGGAGGTCGCGCAGCGCCTACGGGATCTCCCCCCTGACCTTGCAATTGAGGGTGTTCAGGCTGCGGTCTACGAGGCGCGAAAGGCCGCACTCGATGCTCGAAAGACAGCCACGGAGCGCCTGAAGCAACGCATCCTCGTGGAGATGGAGAAGCGCGGCTACAAGCCGGCTGCGGTTGCGGCTGTGGCTGTGGCTGCGGCTGTGGTTGCGGATGCGGCTGTGGTTGCGGATGCGGCTGTGGCTGCGGATGCGGCTGCGGCTGCGGATGCGGCTGCGGTTGCGGTTGCGGTTGCGGATGTGGCTGTGGCTGTGGCTGTGGCTGTGGCTGTGGCTGTGGCTGCGGTTGCGGATGCGGCTGTGGTTGCGGATGTGGCTGTGGTTGCGGATGTGGCTGTGGTTGCGGATGCGGCTGTGGTTGCGGATGCGGCTGTGGCTGCGGATGCGGCTGTGGCTGCGGATGCGGCTGTGGCTGCGGTTCGCTGGAATCGCATCTACTTGGCGGTGAGGGGAGCCGTCCGGGCGAAGGTTGAGGCTCGGGTCGCTGAGGTCTTCGGGGCGACGCGCGATGAGCGTCTAGCGGCCGCGGTCGAATTGTTGGATCGTATGCTGCCGGAGGAGCCACTGATGGCGCCTGTGATCCCATTGGGTGTGGCCCGTATAGTTTGTGCTGCCCCGGAGGCTAAGGCGGCGTGAGCACCGTGACCCAGCGCAGTGGTGCGTTAGCGCGTTCCCTGGAGGTACGGGTGGCGCGTCGTGACGCGAGGCATGGTCTCCTTGAGGGTCGTATCTCCTTGGGTGAGGTGTTGGGGTTGGAGTGCTGTCGCACGGCACGGGTGTATGACGTGTTGTGCTGGCAGCATGGGTGGGGGCCCTACCTGGCGTGTACGGTGATGGCGCGTGTCCCGGTCGGTCTCTACAGGCTTGTGGGAGAGCTAACTGACCGCCAGCGGGACGTGTTGATCCGGGCGTGCTCTCCGTCGTCGAAGGGTGAGGGACGGCCATCCAAGGATGGTGGGGCGTGAGCCGCATGATGAGCCGCAACCAGTACATGGCGTTGCGGAAGCTGGGCAACCCTGGCTGTGAACTCGTGTCGGGTGTGCGTGGTCCTTATAGCCGTCAGTGGCGGGCGTGTCTACAACATGGGTGGGTCGAGGCCGCTCATCCTGAGATCAGCGTGGAGAACGGTCTGCGGATCACTCCGGCTGGTCTGCGGGCGCTGGCGGATGCCCTCGAATGTTATGGGATGGAACTGTGAATACCCAGTTCCTACGGCAGACAGAGCGCCAGTTTCAGCGCGCCGTGGTCGAGTACGCGCAGCTGCGGGGCTGGATGGTGTACCACACGTTCGATAGCCGGCGTAGCAATGCTGGTTTCCCGGACCTGGTGTTGGTGCGCCGGGGGCATCTGGTGGTCGCGGAGCTGAAGAGCGAGAAGGGCCGCGTGTCCCCGGACCAGCTGAGGTGGCTGGACGCGTTGGGTGAGGTGGAGCACGCCACGGTTGCCCATGTCGCAGGGTTGGGGGGTGTTGTGTACCCAGCGGTTGAGGTGCATGTGTGGCGGCCGAGTGATTGGAGCTGGGTCCGGATGGTGCTGGGGTGATCGCTGTCGCCAAGAACCTCCAGGCGTTCAGGATCGCGGTCAATGCGCACGACCGCGAAAACCCCGACCATTCCCCAGCATGGGGGGTCGGCTTGTCGCACTTCGACTTGGAGCGTTTGGGGTTCGATGACGGCGAGTCCTTGTGGCCTGGGATCGCAATCCATGCCGATGGGGGTCAGACGGGTACTTTCCGGGTGCTGTGCGACGGCGAGCATGGCGAGGCGCCTGCTGTTGAGGCTGAGACGACGCGGGCCGTTGGGGTGTCGGCATGAGCCTGCGCCTAAAAGGGGAGTGGAAGTCCATGGGCGCGCCACGCGCGCCCATAAGCAGGCCAAGGCCTCCACGTCGTCGCCCGCCCCCGGGGGACCGTGGGTACCTCCTGCGGCCCTTGAGTGATCGCTGCCAACACGTCCTTGCTGCCCTCTCTGATGAGCCGCAGACGTACAGGGAGCTGTCCCTTAAGACACAGATACCCCGTGAGGCCGTCAAAAATGATGTCATGCGGCTATCCCAGCGTGGCTTCGCTGCACGTGTTGGAAAGGGCTGGGTGGGGGTGAGCCAGCGTCTATGTGCCTGTGGCTGTGAACACCCACGGCTCCTGCTGGGTGAGGCGGCATGACGTATACGCACACGTGTAACTTCTGCGAGGAGACCTTTCAGGGGAAGCGTTCTGCGGCTCGCTATTGCTCGGATGCGTGTAGGGCTGCGGCATGGAGGGAACGCCGCTCACGAGCCGCGAGAACGCGTTCTGGGGCATCTGGGTTACAGGTGAGTGCCAGGAAGATGGAAAAGGTGATCGAGCGACGCCTCGTGGAGTGTGGCTACTCCCGTTTCATCGCGAGGCAGCGCGCCTTTGAGGATGTACGTGCGGCCATGTCGGCCCGGCAGCGAGAGCGCTTCATTGGTGGACCCTCGGTGGTTGCAACATGGCTCGTGCCCGATGGGCCACTACCCCAACAAGAGGAGGCCGCGTGAGAGACCTCTCGTTGATCGGGACCTGCTGGCGTACATGGTTTTGGTTGGGCGGCGACGGCCTGCTGCGCGTCGAGGGTATCCAGACAAGCGCGGTCACTGGCAAGCCCTACCGCGCACGATGTGTCAACCAGGGGACGCGATGATCGTCTCGCAGGCCGACCTCGACATGATCCTCAATGGGCGAATCCGCCAACGTGTCCTCGTCCTACCCGTGAGGTATGCCGAGAGACTCGAAAGGCCGGTACACCCAAAGACGGGCAAGCGCCTGGGGACGCCTTCGCCCTCCGTTGTCGTGTCGGTGCAAAAGAGATGCCCCGTCCGCAGGGGCGGCACCTATCGTCTGCGAACGCTCCCGCCGTACGCCCGTTACAAGGCTAGGGCTGAGCGTCAGCCAACGAGAGCTCGTGCCGTCCTCCAGCTGATCGACCTATGCCAACAGCCCACAAGGACAGCAACGATCACCGTCCTCCATGTTCACCGCCAAGACGACACTTGGGTAGTGCGTTTCAACCTGGGCGACCAGTCCACCGTCTTCGACCGCCCCGTCTACCTCGCCAAGTACGGTGACTACACCATGACCCCGAGCAAACAGGCCGTGCGAGGTGACCCGGAGGTGATGTCGCCATTTGCGGAGGATCTAGCGAAGGCACGAGCAAGGGCCGGAGAACGGCGAGTTAGCCCACAGCGACAAGCGGTCGAAGGGGCACGCGGCGGTCTCACCGAACTCCAGCGAGACCTGATTGCGATGAAGGCACGCAACCGCCTCAGGCTCATCCTGAAACAGCTCGACCATCTCACCGACGAACTTTCCGTCACCGACAGTGCTACAGTCCCCGCGTCGGATTGTGCTGCCGCTGAATGTCCCGCCGCAGTCGAAGGCGAGGGCCAGCCACGCGGCACTGAATCCGAGGTACGTCTAGGGCAGCGGCATGAGCGTGTTTAGGATGTATAGGCGCGATCCGGTGACTCAGCGCGAGGTCGAGCAGCCTGACCTCTTTGAGGTCATCGTCCAACGCTCCTACCGAGTTGGTGAACCAAATGTCATTGCGTACCAGACGGAGCCGGTAGGCGACTGGGTCAAACGCAACCATCGGGTGCCGTTGATGGGGTGGGAAGATAGGCAGCTTCAGGTGCTCGCCCGAGTACTTGACTCCGCCGCAGGTGAGGGCGAGCTGTCGGTAGAGCTGGCCGACGCTCTCCGCGATGCTGCTGAGCGCCGAGGGATCAAACTGCCCCTTGCCTACGAACATGGCGAAGCAGACCCACAGGACTGGCGTCGCCAGATCGAGCGATGACCAAGCGCACCTGCAGGGGCATCACCACTAGGGGCAAGCCATGCGGAGCCAACCCGCTGAAGCCCGGCACGGTCATCGAGGGTGTCACGGTCTCGGGCAGGTGGTGCCGCCAGCACGACGAGGATCTGCCCGATTCCGCCAGGATTGGAGGCCCACGCTGCTACCTCCGACTAACGGTGCCGAAGGCTGGCCCCGACAAGCGGTTGTGTGGTGCGCAGCGCCTCAACCAGCCTGAGGGCGCGACATGCACTCAGCGCGCGGGATGGGGCACCGATCATCCTGGCGTTGGCAGGTGCAAACGGCACGGCGGTGCGACCGAAAGTCATCAGCGTGCCGCGGCGCTGGAGATCGCACGCCAAGAGTGCGAGGTGCTCGGCATCCCGATTGAGACGACGCCGGCCGAGGCGTTGATTCGTGAGGTGTGGGAGGCGTCGGGCAATGTCGCGTTTTACCGGCGGCTTGTGCAGGAGCTGCCGACGCACCCCGAGGGCCGTATATATGTTCCGCCTGACGGTGATGAGGGGAAGGGGTATTGGGGGGACGGTAAGGTTGGCGTCTACGGACCGACTTATCACGTGTCGGGTATTCCGACGGGTGAGGCAAAACCCCATGTGCTGGTCGTGCTCTACAACGACGAGCGCAAGCGGCTGGTGGATGCCGCGTCAGCGGCGTTGAAGGCTGGTGTGGAGGAGCGTCGAGTACGGATCGCGGAAGCCGACGCTGAGCGCATCATGGATGCGCAGATGAAGGCGTTCGCGGCGATGGGGTTGGCTGACCGTCTGGAGGAGTTCCGTGGCCACTTTGCTGCAAGCCTCACCGCCGACGGTGAGCCCGCTCATCTCGGCGCTCTTGGTACAGGCTGACCCACTCTCCGGCACACCAAGAGACTACGCGCCCCACACTCCACATTCCCAGCAGCGGGTCTTCCTAGACCTTGACTGCGAAGAGGCGCTCTACGGTGGGGCGGCTGGTGGAGGCAAGTCGGACGCGCTACTCATGGCCGCATTGCAGTACGTGCATGTGCCGGGCTATGCCGCGCTGATTCTGCGCAAGACGTACAAGCAGCTCTCGAAGTCCGGGGCGATCATGGATCGCGCTAGGCATTGGCTGGCGAACACGGATGTCCGGTGGAACCAGCAGGAGCACAAGTTTATTTTCCCGTCTGGTGCGACGATTGAGTTCGGGCATCTCCAGTACAGCCAGGACCGCTTCAACTATCAGGGCGCCGAATACCAGTTTGTGGCCTTCGATGAGCTGACACAGTTCGAACAAGAAGACTACCTCTACCTCCACTCGCGCATCCGCCAGCCCGAGAACGGCCCGCTAGCAAAGGTGCCAGCCCGCGTGCGAGGTGCGTCTAACCCGGGCGGCATCGGCCACCACTGGGTTCGGTCACGCTTCGTCAAACGGGAACCTCAGCATGATGAGGACGAGCCACCTTCGGTCGAGAACCGCATCTTCGTTCCCGCGAAGCTCGCGGATAACCCCAGTGTCGAGCCGACCGGGTACATCAAGCGTCTCGGCAATCTCGATAGCCGCACCCGCAAGATGTACCTCGATGGGAACTGGGATGTGCGCGAGCCCGGCGCGTGCTTCACTGAGTTCGACTGGGACCAGAACACCCTTGAAGGTACGCGGCCCTTGGATAGCCCCTACGACGTGTACCGGGGTCTCGACTGGGGTCTGCATGCCGGTCTTGTGGATCGAGGCACAGGGCGACCAGGCGTTTGTGTTCGATGAACACCACGGCAGGGATACCAAGATCCCACTGATAGCTGAGGACATCAAACGCAAGGATGCCGAGCATCAACTTGAGACCGGCAGCGTGGACACGTACGTGGACCCTGCGGGGTTAGGCACGAGCTACCAGACGGGTGAGACGGACATCGAGATGCTCCGCGGGTTAGGTATCCCGATCGCTGGCGAGCACGACAGGTTCGGCCGCGAGCAGCGCTGCCAGCTCGTCAAGAGCCTGCTAGAGCAGCAGCGCCTGTGGATCAGCCGCGAGCGATGCCCCGGGCTCATTGAATGTCTAGAGCGAGCCGTGTGGGACAAGCACGGCGTGGACGGCGCGTTGAAGGACACGTATAAGAAGGACGGCAAGTACGACCACCACCTTGACGCTTTGGGTGAGGCGCTGATACGGATCTTCCCACCCGAGGGTGCCGTCGCCGCGTCGGACACATCGACAGATGTGACGGGGCCGTGGAGCCCTGATTACTACAGCAACAGCGAGTTCGGGTAGCTCTCGAAAGGAGCCGATGTAATGAATCTCCAGCCCTTGCCTGAGGCCTGTGCGCGGTGCGGCCGAGAGCTACCCGACGTGTCGTCGGGCGAGATGGTGCAGGGCGTTCCCGGCGTTGGGACGCTCCATGCTTACTGTCGCCTCACGCTGCGGCAGTGGCTCTTGCATCGCGCGCACCGCCTATTGACCCCGCGGTCTCGCGCGATCCCGATGGCAGTGACATCCGAGGGCACTCCGGGACCGTGATGCAAGCGCAAACTTTGGCCGTCTTCGGCGTAGCAGCATGCGTCCTCCTTGGGCGGTAGGGATGGCCGACGCACTGAATGGCCACCACGACATCGACGCGGCCGAGCTAGAAGACGACATCCCCGCCCACGGGTTCGTCATCCAAGGCCCACCAAACGGGTACGACGACGACTGGGATCTGGACCTTTCCCGACAGCCGTGTCCTGACCAGATCCCCGCAAGCTACGACGTGGATGCCCGCCTGTGGCTAGGCAAGTTCACGCCACAACGCAGCACCGGCAGGGCTGTGCTCCGCGAGTCGCGCCGCGGCCACTTCCCGAATCGACAAGCACTCGACCAGTACTGCGACGAGATCCTTGAGGGCACCGGCAAACGGCGTCGTGAGATGCTCCGCGAGGCATGGGGTGGCGGCGAAGGCGTAGACGGCTTCGCGTACGGTGCGGAAGGCATCCCGTCGCTCATCGGGGGGTCGAGCCTTACACGGCAGTTCCTGCCGCTGATCCCCGGGCCGCTCACGCGGCAGCTGTACTGGCAGTCCTATTTCGAGATGAGCGCGAAGGCGTTCGAGGCGTACAACCACGACCCCATCTCATGGAGGGGTGTGCAACTCATCGAGCAGTTCAGCCTTGGTGCCGGCTTGCGGGCGAAGGTCACAAAGAGCACCGGCGAAGGCAAGGGCCAAACGCACGACAAGGCTCAGGCCGCATGGGACGAATTCTGGCGGCGCAACAGGATGGACGACCGGCTGAAGAAGATCCGCCGCGACCTGTCGATCTACGGCGAGCAGTTCATCCGCTACTTCCAGGAACCCGGCAACCCCCGTGGCATGATCGTCCGGTCGCTGGACCCGGCGTCGATCTATGACATCGTGACGGACCCCGAGGACTTCGAGACCGTCTTCTTCTACCACCAGCAGTTCCAAGCCCCCTACCAGTTGTACGCGCCGAAGACCGCCCGGCCGTTGGGTGGCCAGGTCGCACCGACTGGGCTGACGGAACCAGGGAAGGCGACGAAGTACATCATCCGGCAGATCGACCGGCGGGAGATCGACCACTACCGCGTGAACGTCGGTAGTAGCGAGCGCCGCGGCCGCAGTGACCTGTACCCGGCGTTGGGGTGGATCAAGCGCCTCCGTGACTACCTCACATCCAGGGTCGTACAGGCCGACATGCACAGTCGGTACGCCTTCGACCTAACAGTCGAAGGTAACCCTCGTGACCTCGCGGCAATCCAAGCCAAAATGTTCCCCGGCGGTCGTCCGCCGGCACCAGGCAGCGTCCTTGGGCACAGCTCGAAGGTGACGCTGAACGCGCTGGGGTTCCAGCAGGCCGCAACGGGCCTGTCGGGGGACGCAACCTTCGAAGCGCTCGTCAACATCGTCGCGGTCGGGATCGGTGTTCCAAAGGAGTATTTGGGTGTCACCGGTCGTGCTACTCGTGCGAATGCGTTGGTGGCAACGGAGCCTGCAAGCAAGCGTTTTCAGGACGCCCAGGAACAGATCCGCGAAATCCTGGAGAACATCGCCGAACGGTTCTTCAGGCAGGCTGGTTTCAACGACGCCGAAATCGAGTTCACGTTCCCCTCGATTGCCAGCGAGGAACGCTCCGCGAAGCTCGAAGACCTCGGGACCGCCGAGGCGATGGGTTGGGTGAGCAAGCAGACCGCGGCGACGATCGCCGCGAAGGAGCTTGACATTGAGAACTATGACTTTGAGCAGGAGCAGGAACTGATCGCAAGGGAGTTTCCCGAACCCGAAATGGAGGACGACCCCGACGGGCAGCCAAACCCGATCACCGGCGAGCCGAAGCAGAAGCCCAAGAAGGGTGACGGCAAACCGCGTCGGTCGGTCATTATGGCGACGAAGCGACAGGCAGCGAAGCTCGACGTCACGAAGAGCCCGGCGGACGAGGACGACCCGCCGGGATTGCTTGTCCCGACGAACGGTGAACCACCATCGCAGGGCGAAGGCTTCGGTGGCCAGCAGCCCGAACCGGCGACTCGCGGTGGGATACCTGCGAACCAAAACCCCGCCACGGGTGCCGGCGCGAAGGCGATCAGACGGGACATGAAGGTCAAGGAGGCTGCAATCACCCTGACACCGGAGCAGCTGGTGATGCTGATGCGCGAGGTACGCGCGCCACGACGCAGACCGGATGACCCTGAGTTTCAGCAGGCTGCCGAGGAGTTCCAGCGGCAGTCGGCACGGAACCTCGGGGAGCTCGTGAAGGAGGCATCTCTACGGCGAGAGGAGGCCGCGTGAACGGCGGTACGCAGGAGTCTTACCGTTGGAATATGAGTCACGTGGGGCCGACAAGCATCTCCGTCTCAGCGAGTGAGCCCGACGCGATATGGGAGGGCATGGGACTGTGATCCCTCCGGCCGCTATCCAGCGGTTCACCGACCAGCAACGCCAGCTCATCCACGACAGCTACGACCAAGCATGGCGGCAAGGCGTCCAGGGGTACCAACCGGACGCTGACCCCGACGAACCGACACCTGAGCATCAGCATGCGGGTGAGGAGGCAAGCCTGAGCGTGGCACTCCTACGGGCTCGGTCACAACGCGCCTACACAGCACCCGAGCAACCAGACATGGCGCGACGCCAGCAAGCGCTAGCCGGTGCGTTGAAGGGCACCGAACGGATGGCTGGCGAACTCGCCACCCTCTCGCCCGAACCCAAGCATCTTGAAACCGCACAGCAGGAAGTGGACGACGGCAAGCTCCCCGTTGAGGCGTTGGCTACTGGTGCCCTCGCGTTAGCCGTCGCGGAATGGGCCGAACGCAACGCTTACCGCCTCGACGCCGGGGCAAGCGTCGCGTGGGCTGGCGAGCAGGCGGGGTACGCCGAGGCCGCAGACACGGACGGCCAACTCCTGAGCTGGGTAGACGAGGGCGACGACCACGTATGCGGCGACTGCGAGGCGTTCGACGCGATGGGGCCGATGCCACTCGAAGACTTCCCGACGATGCCCGGTGACGGCGCCACGGAATGCAACGCGGGCTGCCGGTGCACACTAGAGGCCGTCGCTATCAGCATGCTGCCCGGCGATGAACTCACGCCGTTGAACGACGAAGCCAACACCGCACTGGAGAAGGTCGCTGGGCAGGCACAGGAACGGATGGACAAGTCGATGCCGGAAGTCGCGGCGTTCGCATAACCCAACACGAAGAGGAGAGCACAATGCCTTCAGTCGCAGAGCTTGACGAGACCGGCGCGGCCCCAATGGCCGCAGACATCGCGGGGATCGTCGATGTGCCCGAGATGGACAAGCAGCAGCGCCGCGAAACCCACCCGTTCGCCTTGTACTGCGACGCGGTACGCGAGGCGGAGGGAGTCGCGCCGTCGCAGGCCGCACGCGAGGTCACAAGCAGCGTCTGCAACGCCGTGGCACGTCTCACCATCGTCGAGCCAGACACGCTTGACGAACAGGCCGAGCACATCGCCAAGCTCGTAGCGAAGGACCGTGAGGAGATGGGCGACCGGCAGCTCTGGACCAGTCCAGCAACCAAGCTTGCGAAGCGTGCGTTGCAACTCCGTTTGGCCGGGAAGGCCATTGTCGCGGACGCTGCAGTGGCCTGATGCATGCAGCCATCCGGTCGGTGCGCTCCACCGAACTACGCTCGGAGGTCGGCAATGCGCTAGGCAGGCTTGAAGCCGACCGGCCAAAGCTCGCCGCCGCCACGCAGCCGGGGAACATGGCTCGGCTCGTCTCAACGGTGCTGTACACGATCGACGTGGAATGCACTAGCACGTTCGGGTTGTGGACACTAGAGGAACGCCGCAAGTACCTCCACGTCGGCATGATCCTCCGCGCCGACGGCATAACCTTGCTGATGCGGGCAAAGACTGGCGGCGGGAAGCACACCGAACCAAACCCCCACCTGCTGCGGACTAAGCGCAAGGGCGAGCTTCTTGAGATCCCGAGCATCATGGATCTGGTGGAACGAATCATCGTTCACGCCGAGGTGCTACTCGACGAGCGCGGGCTAGACGCCACCGACCTGGTACCCGGGGGGAAACGCATCGGACGGTCGGGGGTCGCCGTGATCGACTTCTTTGACGGCGACGACAGTTAGTCGCGGTCGGGGCGGTGTTCATCGAGCAGTGCCAGAGAGGCCTTGGCGACTCGTTGCATGCCCCCGGCCAAGCTTCCTTGTGTCCACTCTTCGAGCAGATCAAGAACAGGTCCAAGCTCGACGACCTTAACTGGTCCACCACCCATCGGCCCCCCGATCCAATCGTCGGCCGGGAAGTTGTCGATTTCCCATGTCCTCACGGCCCTGAATCTTACAGGAAGGCCCTTTTATGCAGAGACTTAGATGGGCACGCCTCCGCGAGGCCACCAGCGCCTCCAGCGAGCCACAGCTACAACGCGCAGGCACACAGCCAGAACCCAAGCTAGACGCCGACCTCGACTACGACGAGGACGGCCAGACCAAGGACTGCCCAAAGTGCGATAGCGGCCTCATGGCCGACGGCTCAACATGCCCCACCTGCAACGGTGCTGCCACCGTCCCCATGCGCGAGAGCATGGTGTACTGGCTCCGCGAGTCCGTCTCTGCTGACGAACGCAAGAAGGCCCACAAGGAAGGTCACTCGCTTCCGGACGAAAGCTACCCGATCCAGAACCGCGAGCAACTGGGAGCGGCGGTCACGCTCGCGCGCTCCAAGCACGGTGACTGGCAGGCCGCAGAGACTCTCATCAAGCGCCGCGCCGAGGAACTCGGCGCGGAAGACATGCTCCCCGACGAATGGAAGACCAGAGAGTCAACCATGCCGCTTGAGCAGCGCAACGCCGAACTGGAAAGCCTCCTCGCTGCCACCACCGCCCGCTTGCGGGAGGCGAACCCCGAAGTCCTCGGCAGCACCTTCAGCCCAGTCAATGCCGCCACAGCAGGCGGGGCGAAAGGCTACGAAGTCGTCCTGATCCGCGAGGGCTTGGGGAACAGCGAAGACGGCCGCTGGTACACCAAACACGCCGTCCAAGAGCTGGTGTCGAGTGGTGCGTGCGAGGGGATGCAGGCTTATGCGGACCACCCAACGTTGGACGAGGAAGAGTTTCTGCCCGAGCGATCCGTCAAGGATGTGGTCGGCAGCTACCGCAACGTGACGCTCGCCGAGTCCAATGGTCGTGCTGAGGCGCGTGCAGTGTTCGTCCCGATCCAGGGGACTGGTTACGAGTGGGTAACGACCCTTGCGGAGGCCGCTGTTGGGAACCGCACCGGCAAACCCCTAGTCGGCATCAGTCTGTATGGGGCTGCTGCGGGCGAAGACCGCGAACGACCAGACGGAAGTTTCGGTGCGATGGCCGACCTGGTGCGTCCCACCAGCGGCGACATCGTGACCAACGCAGGTGCCGGCGGAGAGTTCGTCCGCAGGCTGATGGAGAGCGCTCGCGCGGAACGCCGTGCGCTCCATACCAACACGAAAGGAACGACGCCCATGACGCTCAAGGAGCTTCAGGCGAAGATGAGAGAGTCAGCCCGGAAGCTCCGCGAGGCTGACACGGACGAGAAGCGCTCAGCCGCTGTGACGGAGCTGGAGCAGCTCGAAACGGTCCAGGTTGACCCGGATATTGCCGAGTTGACTGAGGAGAAGCTCAAGGAGTCACAGCCGACGCTGTACACCAAGATCCGCGAGTCAGCAAAGGCCGAGGTTAAGATCCCGGCCACGGCACCGGAGGCTGATACGGCGCTGCGGCAGGAGAACGAGGATCTGAAGGGCAAGCTCCGCGAGTCCGACAAGACGATCGCTGAGACCAACGGCGCCCTCATCGGCATCAAAGTGATGCGCGAGGCGAAGATCCCCGCCGACGAGGCGGACTACTACCTCTCGAAGTTCCGCGAGGCAGGCGCTGTCACTGAGGATGCGATGAAGGCTGTGCTCGACACGGAGAAGCAGCGCGAAGACCGCATTGTCGCACGGGTCCGCGAGAGCGTTGGCCTGGACTTCGTCGAGGGGATGCCCGGCAACACGGGCGCCACAGGCGAGGGTCTCATCGACCTGTCCGAGGACGGCATCCCGATGATCGAGGAGAAGGTGACAGCGTAATGGCCACCACCTCAAACAACCTCAATCTCGTCACGGCGGACCCGAAGTTCCCGAAGTCCCTGCCGATCACCACCGACCAGGCCGTCAACCAGGGCGACATGGTGTGGTTCGACAAGGTAAACGGGACCGTCAAGCCGCTCACCAACGCAAACCAGGTCGAAGTGGGCACCACAGGAGGCTTTTGTGGCCTCAGCAACGACACCACACCGATCAACGTTTACGGCACCGAGTATCTCCCTGCTGTAGGGATCACCCGTAAGGGCGCCGTGGCGCTCAAGACCACGCCCGGCGAGTTCTACGGTGAGTTCCAGGCCGTCACCGTTGGCGCAGACAGCCAGACGATCACGCTGGTCGGTGTCACCGAAGCAAACCGGGTCGGGTTCGTTGTAACCGATCCGCCCATCACACCGAACCCCGCCGCTGGATCGACGCCTGTCGGTGAGACGGTGAAGGGCGCCGAAGGTGTCCGTGTCCGGGTGTGGCTTGAGCCGAAGTTCCCGTCCAAGACCGTATAGCGCGGCCTGAAAACTCAATAAGGAGAATCACGATGAAGGACCTGAGAACCATTCAGGCCAAGCGCATCGAGAAGGTCCGGGAGAGCGCGCGCCAGACAGTTGTGCGCTCCTGCAGGGTCGATCCGTACATGATCGACTGGGAAGACCCCGCCTTCTCGATCAACCGGCTCCGCGAGTCGCTCTCCAAGCGCCTCCGCGAGGCTATGGCCGAGTCCAGCTTCCCCCAGCTCCTAAGGGCTGGGGTTCAGCAGTTCATGTTCGACGCATACCAGACGGTCCCCACGATCTTCCAGGATCTCGTGCGGGTCACGTCGAGCAATAAGTACGAGGAGCTGTACGCCCCCCTGTACAACAGCGAGCTACCCGTCGAAATCCTGCCGGGCGAGCCGTTTCCCGACAGCCGCATTATCGGGCTCGACGTGCATGTCCGCAACCGCAAGTGGGGGCGTACCCTGGCGTTCCAGAGGGAGTTGGTGGACGACGACCAGACAGGGCAGATCAGCCAGCGCGCCGCGAACCTTGGGCAGATGATGCGCTACATCGAAGAGCTACAGGTCATGATTGCCATCGTCGAAGCCGAAAACCCACAGGTGTCCGGTGGCAGCGGATACACCACTGCGTTGGGGAACACCCCGACGGTGCCGGGCGGCTTGTCACAGGCTGGCCTGGAAGAAGCGGACATCAGCCTTCAGAACATGGTGGACCCGTTGGGGAACTTCATGCTCGTCATCCCCGACACGGTCCTCGTATCACCGTCGGATAAGTTCAACGTACTGAAGCTTCTAAACAGCACGTTGCAGCCGTCGGTGCCTGGTGCCGCAAACCAGAACGTCACGACCGTCGCGGGCGGCACGACGGGATGGACGATGACGATTAACCCGCTCCAGGGCGAGTACACCGCGAAGGTCAGCCGGTTCCTGCCGGGGAAGACCAGCAAGCTCGGTGGCCCCGGTCTGAAGGGACCCGGTCTGGACAACGCAAACGGCGCTTGCTTCTTGATGGAGACGAAGAAGAGCGTTGTATTCCAGGACCGGGAGGGCCTGGAGATCGTGCAGGAGAACCCGACGGCGGGTACGGCGTTCTCGACGGACGAGTACCGCTATCGCATTCGCCGGCGGTTTGCGGTGCGAACGATCGACCCCCGGTTCATCTTCCGCCTGAACTAGTGGGGTTGGGGCTGCTGGCCTTCGGGCCGGCAGCCCACGCTCGTGAAAGGGGGCTATGTATGGACACCACTAGCATCCGCACGGCGACTGAGTATCTCGGCGCGCGGGATCTCGCATCGCTCCTGCGAATGCGCGAGGCGACCTATGGTGCACCGGGGCAGCCGCAGGTGTACTACGAAGACGGCGACACCTACAAGGATGTCACCGACCTCTACGCGGTCCTGAAGACGGAGTTGCCAAACGGTACGCCGTCGCTGGAGAATGAACAGGTCGAAGGGATCGCCGGGAGGATGCTCGACGGCTACCCGTTGAGCGACATGGAGTGCGGTGTCCTCCTGCGCCTGCTGGCGAAATATAAGGCGCAGGTCGAAGCGTTGCGGGCCGCCCCCGAGCATGACGGGGAGAGCTACACCAGTGTCCCCGA